TTAATAAGTTTCCATATAAAAGGGTAATACCCATAAAGGTAATGCGTTCGAATAATAAACGGATTAATAAAGACGTAAACTGTCCACTCGGGTAACGCGACGAAATTAGGAGTTTTCTTTGCGAAGAATCAGGCATCAGGAGATGCCTGAAAGAGAAGGGTAACCCCGTTCATTACGGCTGGCAATATGTTCCATGACGTAATGTGTCACGCTTTATGACGACACGGCTTACTTTTGTTGTGCGACAGTCACAGGCTCCGGCGGCTGGTAGTTATCGATATGGCTGGCAATGCCGAGCAACACGACTGAAACCCCAAGGACAATCCATCCCGCTAATTCAATGATTCGATTAATTATTGACGTCATAATTTGTGTTTGTAATTTATCCATAAATACAGATTACAAATGTTACAGCGCCCTTTTCTTCAGAGCAAGCGCTTTGGGAACGATTCCCCGGCCCCCTATGCACACTTTAATGCGAGGTAACAAAAAACGCTGTCGTGAGATGCTATTTTAACTCACAGGGCACATTATTAATGTGTGCGTTAAGCACAAGGCCAGTGATAAATAAGCGCACAGCGAGGGGGCAAACGATGAGTGAAAACATCCGCGTCGGTCTTATTGGCTACGGGTACGCAAGCAAAACCTTTCATGCACCGCTGGTTGCCGGCACGCCGGGAATGGAACTGGCGGCCATCACAAGCAGCGATGAGACTAAGGTCCGCGCCGACTGGCCAGCTGTGCCGGTGGTAACGGAGCCTAAGCATCTGTTTAACGATCCTAATATTGACCTTATTGTCATTCCTACCCCTAACGACACTCATTTCCCCCTGGCGAAAGCGGCGCTGGAGGCAGGCAAACATGTTGTTGTCGATAAGCCCTTCACCGTGACGTTGTCACAGGCGCGCGAGCTGGATGCGCTGGCGCGAAGTCTGGGTCGGTTATTATCGGTCTTTCACAACCGGCGCTGGGACAGCGATTTCCTGACGGTCAAAGCGCTGATCAACGAAGGCACGCTCGGCGAAATTGCCTTTTTTGAGTCGCACTTCGATCGTTATCGTCCGCAGGTGCGAGATCGCTGGCGCGAGCAGGCGGGACCGGGCAGCGGCATCTGGTATGACTTAGCGCCGCATCTTCTCGATCAGGCCGTTCATCTGTTTGGTCTGCCCGTAAGCATGACGGTCGATTTAGCGCAGCTCAGGCCGGGGGCGCAGACCACCGACTATTTCCATGCCATTTTGAGTTATCCGCAGCGGCGCATTGTGCTGCACGGGACAATGCTTGCGGCGGCGGAATCGGCCCGCTATATCATTCATGGGGCGCGCGGCAGCTATGTGAAGTTCGGCCTGGATCCGCAGGAAGAGCGCCTCAAAAATGGCGAACGCTTACCGCAGGAGGACTGGGGCTACGACATGCGCGACGGGGTGGTGACGCGTGCGGAGGGTGAGGCGCTGGTTGAAGAGACGGTATTGACCTTGCCGGGGAACTATCCGGCGTATTACGCCGCCATTCGTGACGCGCTGAACGGTTCAGGTGAAAATCCGGTTCCCGCAAGCCAGGCAATCCAGATTATGGAGCTCATTGAGCTGGGGATCGAATCTGCCAAACATCGCGCAACGCTCTGTCTGGCATAAGTGCCAAACGCTTTCGTAGGCCGGGTAAGCGCAGCGCCACCCGGCAGTAAAGAGGACTACTGAGCAACTTTATCGCGCAGCGCCTGTTTCTCTTCAGGCGTCAGGAAGGCGATCTCCAGCCCGTTGATTTGCGCCTGACGGATCTGCTCGCGGCTCAGCCCGGCCTGCGGCGCGGCGATGTTGTATTCGTGAATAATATCCACGCCCTGAACCGCCGGATCGTCCGTGTTCAGTGAAGCCAGCACCCCGTGTTCAAGGAAGGTTTTCAGCGGGTGTTGCGCCAGCGATGCCACTGTACTGGTCTGAATATTGGAGGTCAGGCAGGATTCGATTCCAATACGTTGTTCGGCGAGGAAATCCATCAGCGCGCGATCTTCAATGGCTTTCACGCCGTGACCAATACGTTCCGCACCCAGTTCACGAATGGCCTGCCAGATGCTTTCCGGCCCCGCAGCTTCGCCCGCATGAACAGTTATATGCCATCCTGCATCACGTGCGCGGTTGAAATGAGACAGGAACAGGCTGCCCGGGAAGCCCAATTCATCACCGGCCAGGTCGATGGCGGTGATCTGGTCGCGATGCGCCAGTAACGCTTCCAGCTCCTGAAGACAGGCCGCTTCACCGAAGGTACGGCTCATAATGCCGATCAAACGCGCCTGAACGTCAAAGGTTTTGCAGCCTTCACGCACGCCTTCAATGACCGCTTCAACCACGCCCGCTACGGGGAGATTGTGGGTCATCGCCATATAGCCCGGGGAGAAACGCAGTTCGACATAGTGCAGGCCGTTGCGCGCGGCATCTTCGATGTTTTCAAAGGCGACACGGCGACAGGCATCGACCGAGGCCAGCATCTTCACGCCCCAGTCGAGCTTGCTCAGAAAGCTCACCAGATCCGGTTCGTTCGACGTGACCTGAACATGAGGGATCAGGGTTTCAAGCGTTTCGGCAGGGAGGGTTAAATTGAACTGGCGACCAAGATCGAGAATGGTTTGGGCACGAATGTTTCCGTCGAGGTGGCGGTGAATATCAGTTAAAGGCAGGCGTGTATCAATCATGGTCGCACTCTTTGCTGGTTAAAGTGCGCCATATTATAAAAACAAAACGGGGTAAAAAGCTATTTGCGCAAGGGAATATTCCGTTGCGCAAATGATTTACAGCAGAGTGTTGATGCCAGCGATAAGGCGCTGAACGCCCTGTTCAAGCTTACTACGCTGACAGCCAGCGTTCAGTCGCACATAGCCTTTCCCTTCGGCTCCATAGGTATATCCCGGCATGATGGCCACTTTTTGCTGCTCAATAAGCACCTTTTGCAGCGTCTTGTCATCAATGCCAAGCGGGCTGAGATCGACCCAGGCCAGATAGGTTGCCTCGGGCGGTTGCCAGTTGAGTGTCGGAAAAGCACTGTTTAATTCGCGAGCAACATACCGCAGATTCTCTTCGAGATAGGTCCGCAGCGCGTCCAGCCAGGGTTCGCCCTGTCGGTAAGCAGCAATATGCGCGGTCAGCGCCAGCACGGAAGGGGAAGAGAGTCCGTCCCGACCTTTTAATGCATTCAGATAGGCGTTACGGCTGGCGTCATCGGCGATAAGCCCCCAGGCGCCCGTCAGCGCCGGAATGTTGAAGCTTTTGGAACCCGAGGTCAGCAGCGCCCATTTACCGCGCGCAACCTCATTCCACGGGGTATGACGATGCGTGCCCCATACCATGTCCATATGAATTTCGTCGCTGATCACCGCTACGTCATAACGTTCACACAGGGCCGCCATTGTGGTCAGCGCCTCCCGAGTCCAGACTTTTCCGGTCGGGTTTTGCGGGCTACACAGCAGCAACACCTTGTTTTCCGGTTTTGATAGCGCCGCTTCCAGCGAGGCCATATCCCCCTCCCAGCCATGCGCTGTTTTCTGCATCGGCACGGAAACAACGGTACGCTGGTTGCCTTCGATGGCTTTATAAAAGGCATCGTAAGCCGGAGTATGGACCACCACGCCGTCGCCAGGCGAGGACCAGAGGCGGATCAGCTCCGAGACCATATAAATGACCGACGGCCCATACACCACGGTTTCGGTATCAATCTGACTGTTAAAGCGTTGCCGGAACCAGTGCGCCACGGCGGCCAGAAATTCGTCATTTTTCCAGCGACTGTAACCAAACACCCCGTGGTTTATTCGCTGGTGCAGCGCATCGGTAATGCAGGGGGCGGTGGCGAAATCCATATCAGAGATGGTGAAGGGCAGCAGGTCGGCAGCGCCAAAACGGTCAGCGACATAATCCCACTGGGTACACCAGGTGCCGTGTCGATCCACGACGGTAGAAAAATCAAACATGACGGTGCTCCGTAAAGTAAAACCCCCTCATGACGAGGGGGGCGAGGCATCAGGCTTCGACGGTTCGCATCAGGGTTGCCAGCTCATCCTTCACTGACTGTACCTGCGGGCCAATGACGACCTGCAAATTGTGTTGATTTAACTGTACCACGCCGATAGCCCGGTTAGCTTTAAGTGCGTTGGTATCCACTTTGGACATGTCCGCCACCGACAAACGCAGGCGGGTGATGCAGTTATCCAGAGAGGTAATGTTATCCGCACCGCCCAGCGCCGCCAGAATAGCCGGCGTGTTATATCCGGATTTCCCAACGGTACCGGCCACTGCCTGTTCAACGCTGGTGGCCGTATCGGTATCGCGGCCAGGCGTTTTCAGGTTAAAGCGGGTGATGGCGAAGCGGAAGATCCCGTAGTAAACCGCGAACCAGATGGCGGCCACAACCGGCACCAGATACCACTTGGTGGACAGGCCGTGCAGGATACCGAATACCACGAAGTCAATCACGTTACCGTCGGTGTTACCGATGGTCACACCGAGCACAGCCATCACGGTAAAGCCCAGGCCCGTCAGTACGGCGTGGATGAGGTACAGTACCGGTGCCACGAACAGGAACAGGAACTCGATAGGTTCTGTCGTACCGCCCACCACGCAGGCAATAACGCCGGAGATCAGCAGACCTTTAATTTTATGACGATTTTCCGGACGGGCACAGTGGTACATCGCCAGCGCAGCACCCGGCAGGCCGCCGAGGAAGGCAGGCATTTTACCCTGAGAAAGGAAACGCGTCGCACTTTCAGAGAAGCCGTGAGTGGTCGGGCAGCTCAGCTGGGCCTGGAAGATGGTCAGCGCGCCGCTAACGGAATGACCGCAAACGTCCATGGTGCCGCCTGCTTCCGTAAAGCGGATCAGGGCAACCAGGATGTGCTGTAAACCAAACGGTAGCAGCAGACGTTCACCCGTACCGAAAATCATCGGGCCGAAATCACCCGCGCCGTTGATAATGCGGCCAATCCCGGTGATCCCCATGGCAAAAATCGGCCAAATCAGAGGGATGATCAGACCAAACAGACCCATCACAACCAGCGTAATGATTGGCACAAAGCGGGTCCCGCCGAAGAAGGCCAGCGCATCGGGCAGGCGGATGTTGTGGAAGCGCTCGTGCAGCATCCAGATAATCACCCCCGCGATCACGGCTCCAAGGATCCCGGTATCGATGGACTGAATACCAATCACGCTCTGAATGTTATTGGCTTTCAGTACCGCCGCGTCGGTCGTCGGCAGGATCCCTTTGGCGGTCAGCCAGAAGTTAACCGCAAGGTTCATGACCGCATAGCCAACGAAGCCCGCAAACGCCGCCACGCCTTTGTTTTCGCGCGCCAGACCCAGAGGAATGGCGATACAGAACATTACCGGCAAGAAGCTAAAGGCAAACGATCCGACCTTGCTCATCCAGATGAATCATGATTGAAGTGATATTAATATGTTAAATCAGATAGTTAAGGTTATGCGGTTTTTCTATGGGGCATCAGTGGGGCATTTTGAGTAAATGATGCGTTCAAAATGCCCACCTGGTCATGGTTATTCTCGGTCATCCATTTACCGTAAACCGTGAATAGCATTTGCGCTGACGAATGGCCCATCTGGTGCGCAACGAAATTTGGGTTCGCTCCGGCGACCAGTGCCCAGCACGCATATGTGTTCCTGGTTTCATAAGACCGTCTTTGTCGGACGCCTGCACGACGCAGGGCAGTGCGCCAGGCTGAATTAATGGATCCGGGGACGTAGCACATCGTCTTCTTACCGTTCATTGAAGTAATGGACGGCGAGAATATAAAGGTGCATTCATCGGTTCTCTTTTTTTTGTATTCCCGTAGGCTGACGCTTACCTTGTGGGATGCCATCATTCTGGTCAGTGGCATTTGCGCCTTGAGTGCATCAATTGCTGGCTGGGTCAGCTGTATTGTTCGAATCCCGGCGTTGGTTTTTGGCAGGGTGAAGTTTCCCTTCAGGGAATAGTTCCGTGACACTGTAACAGTCCAGTTGACAGTATCCACATCCTCCCAGGATAACGCGCTTAGTTCGCCATGCCTGACGCCTGTATTTACCGCAAAGATAACCATATTCTGAAACTGTAGCGTTGGGCAGGCCGCAACCACTCTCTGATACTCATCAGAAGTAAGAGGATCTGGAATGGGTCTTTCTTTTGCGAGAGGGGTAATACCTGCCATCAGATCGGTTTTCAGGTAGCCACTTTTGAAAGCAAAGCTCAGCATCCCGCCAAGGCATGCCATATAGCTATTGACTGTAGGAACGCTTCTTCCCTTTTTGGGTGGATGATTTAGGCCATGTCTGGTCTTCTGCCAGCCGTTCAGTAGCTCCTTCCTGGCACTAAGGATATCTTCAGTGTTCAGGCTGCCGATATACCTGTGCTCACCAATTGTTTCGATAGTGGTTGTGAGGTGGCAATCGTAACGCCTCAACGTCCCGAGGCTAAGCTCCATCTCCTTAAGCCCAAGCCATTTCGATTTCAGTTCAAGTAGTGAGATTTGCTTTCTGACAGTGCTGAATTTCTCTGCGTTCGATGAATCAGGGAATTGCGAGGCATAATTGAATGTGCCTGTCTTTATCGCAAAGCAGACTGAAGCCCGAAGTTCGCCTGCCATTTTCCTGTTTTTTGGCGTGTCAGGAACGCCGAGATTTTCCCTGACACGCTTCCCCTGATATATGAACCATATGCGTAACGATTCGCCATGAACCTCTACGCCTGTTGGGTATGCTGCCATAATCATTCCTCGTTTGATGTGCCAAAGGACATTTAAGCAGATATTCTCCGGCGTTTCGCTGGGCTTTGGTGCTCGATCCAGTGGTTTATCTCATCGCGGTTATACATGATTGGGCTGTTTTGCTTAGGTGCCATATCAGGGGCAACATGGCGATAATGCTTTCCCTCCATCCAGGTAGACCGGCGGGCATGCTGAATCATGTGCTTTGACATGCCGGTTGTCGCAGTTAAAAGTTCCTCTGTGACCCATTTATTCGGTACCAACTGAATAATGTCGCTCATGGTTTTCTCCAGGCAAAAAGAAGCCGCCCGTAGGCGGCAATAACATCAAGGGATGTGAGGCGGTGCTTTCGCACCCAATAGCCAGCTCATAACTGGCTATCAGTTGCGTCAGTCGTCTTCATCTTCGTCCCAGTCCCCGTCGTAATATGGTGATGCGAGAAGTGGGTTTGTTGCGGAAAGTATTTCACCAGCTGCACCCTGGCGCTGAAGTCGACGAAGCGCTTCGTATAGCTCGAAAGCCTCGGTTCGCTCATCACCAATATCGAGTGAGCACGCCACTTTGTGCGCCTCGGTGACCAGGGTTGATAGCTGGTTTCGGATGTCCTGAATGGTGCTCATAGTTCTCCTTACGCCGCGCGCTGGGCACGCAGCTTCTTCAGGTGTTCTGCTGTTTCGATTTCTTCTGCGATCCGCTCAGCCTGTGCTTTAGTCAGCGGTTCAAATTCGTGTTGAAAGCGGCCCATGCTGGCAATGCAGGTGCGGCCGTTGCGGATGTAGTGGATGACTTCGTGGGTAGCGCGGAGGATTTTGCAGGGCGCGCCGTGGGGATCGGCGTACCAGGTATTAGGCTGGATTATCCTGAACATTGGGCACCACCTTAAATTCGATTACCCAGACCCAAGGGTTGGAGTCGAAACTACCAGCGCCATTTGTCTTATCCCACCACGCTTTAAAGCCGTGCATTTCTGGACACAGACCGACCGGAACGCCAGCGATCGCATAATGCTCAGCATGGTTGAAGGCGCGTCCAGCTACGGTTTCGCAGTGTTCGAGCATGTCACCAAGGTCATTCAGCATGGCTGATTCATCAGCATCCTGAAGTCTCTCGACGCGGATTCCGGTTATCTCCAGGCTGATTCGGCTGGCGTCGCGAGGCATGACAGCACCAGATTGTGGGCGCGTCCAGTCTCCCCACTCCGGATCACCATCGGCCCAATACCAGAAATCCGGTACTTCATGAGGCACTGCGGGATCGAAGAAGTTAAATGAGTCGAGCCGTGAAAATGACTCTCTGACGTAAATAACATCGCCTACTGCGCCGAATGGGCATGGGTGCCAGTAATCGCAAACATTTTCCGCATCCTCACTCCACGGCCACCGGCTACCGTCTTCGCGCTCTGCAATTTCGGTAGCCCGTGTCTGACGCCATTTTATTGGCCGACGAACCTGCATCATGCCGCCATCAAGCAAGGCGCGCACCTGGTACTCGTTAAAAATCATTCCGCGCTCTTTCACTGGATCCCCCTCTGCTTATTCCTTAACTCAATGACGCCTTGGCACTCCGCGCACGTCTGGCAGCCGGGAACGGCAGTGCGCAGCGGCTCCGGGATATGCTCGCCGCATTCCGTGCAATGCTCAGCTGATACGGCGTTGCGGTTTACTCGGTGAGCGGAAGGGGCAGCGTTACGCTGAAGCTCTTCAATCTCTGCTGCGGTATCGATGATGTCTGCCATGTTAAGCGTCCCAGTTGATGCCAGCAGACACAAGCTGTCGGCAATGCCTAATGATTTGAGCGCGGTTGACGGTGCCAAGGCGCCACGGAGAGCAATAAGGAGTGATGTCTATTTCTTCGTCCCAGCCAACTTTATTGCGGGCATCCATCTCGCCCTCATGGTCGTGCGTCAGCATAATTAAATGGTCGTGGAGTACGAAAAAGGCATCGTAACTATCGCACTCGCCAGTCCAGTAATCAGGGGAGCCCCAAAGGTGCCATTCGTCGTGATACACCGTTCCATGACGGCCTTCGAAATCGCCATACTCAAGGGTAAAATCTTCGGCGTTAATGCTTCTTGGCCTTAGTTGAATAAGCAGCTCCATCGCCGATTTACTGAACTTCTTTTCAATGCGAGCCTTACGGTTTGTGAACTTGTAGCGAGCCATGGTCAGTGCTCCCGGAACTGTCGGTTAATTCGGTTGAATGTGAACGCCAGCAATAAAAAAGGCCGACTAAGCGACCTGGTGATCAGTGCCTTCATGCTGCACCGCCATCATTCTTTTCTGCTTCGACCGCCATATTTTCAAGCCGTCGAGATAGCTCGGCGGCCAGCGTCTGGAATTCTTCCTCGGTCGCCACCGGGATCGGCACAAAGCGAATCCCGATATGTGCGAGGTGGTTGGCGATTTCTAGGCTCTTCCTCAGATCAACTGGAGAGGCTTTGTTCATGCGGCTTTCTCCCCGGGTACCGGAAGGCGCTTGATGTCGATTAACTTCATGGTGGAGTAGTGGTCGGCAGCGGCCCCGTTACTGATGGTGTTTCCGTAAGACCATGGTGGATCGACATAAAGAAGTGAGTATTTCGTTGTCATGCCGCCTCCTGCCTTTCCCGATATTCCTCAGCGAGACGCTGCGCCTTTAATGGATTACTGACCACTTCACCCCATGGTATTAGCCAGCCGTTACCAATGAAGGCAAAGCACAGAGGGCCAACCCTGATGTCGTCGTGAGCATGAGTCATAGAATGGACTCCATTTCGTCGATGTAGAGGCCCTGAGCAATCAGGCGGCTACGTCGGGCGGCACGCGCTATGCACTCCTGCCGTCTGCCTTCCTGCGACTGCTCTATGGCGCGTCGGGTGAACAGGCGCGATTTACCCTGTGGTGTTACAACCTTTGGCTTCGTGACCAGGTCGAATGTCCGGTCACAGATGCCGTCCTCGTTGAGCCATTTTTCCGACTCAACTATCTGCGCTATCTGTCCGGAACCGCGGGTGATGCCGTTAGCGACCCGGTTAAACTCGATGAGCGTTACGCCAAACTTCTCAGCGATTTCGCTACCGGTGACCGGGCGGCCGCGCGTCTGAATCATCCAGATAACGCGCTCACGGAGGCCGGAGAATTTCCCGGTTCGCCCGGGCCTGCGGTAGAAGGGGGTGCGTTTCATGGCGGCACCTACTTAATAAGGAGAGAAGGTTTGCCGAGTTTTATTTGCGCGCCAGGTACATCCACGCCAGCTTCGATTTGGTGTTTGATAGCCAATTTATCTGGCTTGATGCTCGTCTCGTATTCGACGAATTCAGGAGGAAGCGCACTGGCATCCGTAATTTCAACTGACTTAGACGGCTCGCGAACCGTTACCTGATGAATGCCTGCCTTCAGTGATTTCTTCCCTGCTGTTTCGAGGGAGGTGGCTACATAATCTTTCATGCTCGCCACACGGTTTTCTGCGGCTTTTGCGCGCTCTGCAAGGCGCTTGCTTTCTTCTTTCAGCGCCTCGGCATAAGCAGATTCGTTTTTGCAGACAGCAAGGATCTGCTCGACCTTTGCTTCCAGCTCCCACTCAATCCCATCGAGAGTGTCGGCTATCATTTCAGGCTCCATTCCTGAATCAGTCAGCTTTGCGAAATCATTGGCGATCTGGTAAAGGGCTGTCATTGCGTAACCTCTTCGAATTTTGCTTTGCACTTGGCATAGACGGCCTGAACCTCTTGTTGAAGCTGCATTCCGACCGTCATTTTGTAAGCTGCCTGGAAGTGAGTTTTGAGAGCATGCATATTTTTCGCCTGCTTCATGTCCTCACATAGCGACTGGATGGTGTTGATAAGTTCCTGTTTTGCGTTTTCTTCCGACTGGATGATTTCGCTTTCAGGGGTGTAGGGCATAACTGGCTCGGTGTATATGCCTTCGCTCTCGTTGAGCACATCGACGGCATTATCCAGACGGTCAGCACGCGGCCAGTATTTATATGCTCTTTTGACGATCGTCTTCCTGGCCATCTCAGACCAGAAGTTGACCCATGGGCCTTTTGGTGATGTTCCCGCTTTGCTCACTTTCCTGATTTCTTCTATCTCAGCGAGACTCATCTCTTCAGTGAGATAGTCGCCATCAGCGGTTTTAACTGTGCAGTAGCCACCGATAACGGCGCCGCGATCGTCAGGTGTAGCAAATGGGTTGTATTTGTGAGCTGGCGCCTTATCGAGACCCAGCGTCTCGTAGTCGTCGCCAGCATGAACGAGCTTGCACTGGCCCCACCTGATGACGCCAGCCGACTGGGCAATGTGCAGAAGGCCCATATAGCTGATATCGAGGCAGACCATACCGTCGCGCGGAACCAGATAAGCCAGTTTGCTGGCAGGGTTCAGGCTAATGCCGACAGCTGCAACGTTGATAATCGCGTTCTGGGCGCTGGTGGGGTTGGCAATCGCCGTTTCTGCCAGTTTTTGATTACGCTGGAATAACTGGATGGCAAATTGGCATTCCTTTGCCCATGTCAGAGACTGGTCAGTTAGGGCGCCGACAAATAGCGGCTCCTGCTCCTTAACGAACTGAATCAGATCGAAACTCATAAACCCTCCTTAGAACGGGCAGCCGGTGCGGTGTTCCCAGTCGTATTCCGCTTGGGCGTAAGCAACTGCCGAAATGAAATCGTTGTAGGCCTCGCCAGCTTTATCGCTGCGAAGCCCTTCGTATGGGCTGGAGTCAATCGGGACTGAGAAGTGGAAGAGGCCGGACGGCTCTTTTGGCATCATGTCGATGATTTGCTGAGCCCGGTTGTCGATCCACTTCTCCTTCTCGTCGGTAAGCTGCTGCTCAACCCAGCGCCGATCTTCGATTCGGTCGTAAGTGAGGTATGCGTTCATGGCTGAACTCCTGAAATTTGGATGTGCAGATCCCGCCCGCATTTAGCCAGGCCGATCAGTTGAATAGGGTGGTTAGTGCTGGATAGGGTTTCCGTGACCGTCCAGAAGAACGTCAATCACGCAGTCACTGAGGCGGATGATTTCTGCATCGGTGTGCAGATACACCCATTTGCGCTCCTGAATGACCGCTGAGACCCGATAGGTGCGGCCTTCATGCATTGCCATCATGCCGGGCGTGACGCACTGGCGAATGAGCGGGGTGGTGCCGTAGTGGTTGATCATACCTTCACCTCAACCTGTTCCAGGAGGCCTGCCAGCTTCATGTGCCAGCGATTCAACGTGAGCTTTTCGCGCGGTGCCGATACCGACGTCAGTTGCCACTCGTTATCGTTGAGCTTTTTGGCGGTGTACTGCTTGCCGTTGTGGGTGACTGTCATGATGCCCCCCGCTTTTCTTTGATATCGGCGCGGAGGTGAATCTCTTTCCCATCAGCTGTCGGGAATATCAGGATGTCATCACGAACCGCGAGAAGATGGGCCACTGCAAATAGCGCCTCGTCTGTGACATCAAATTTCTCGCCGGTGAACTCACGAACGCCAGGCGCCAATTTGCTTGGCTTTGATCGACCCGCGAAAATTCGCTTCGTCAGGCCTGAAAAACCTACTGTGATTGGGTTGCTCATAAATCCTCTTGGCCTTATCGCGGCGAACGGAACGGTTAATACAAGACTTCAACGCATTTATTCAGTGTTTCAATGGGCGGTGGATGGCCGCCGGTTGTCATAACTAACCGCACTCATCGAGAACGGTGAGGTATGAAAAAAAGCCGCTGATTAGGCGGCCTTGATGGTGATGTCATCTGAATCGAGTATTCCAGAAACGTCTACATGGGTTATCTTTATGCCCTCGCTGCCGTCCATTGGCGGCCAACCTTCAACCCCCTCACCATTTGACCAGTCGAATTCACTCACCACGCCGTAAGTGTTGTAGTTTTGACTCAGTGCAATGAGCAGAGCCTCTTTTGCCAACATGACCAGCACCGCATTCAAAACTGATCCCTGTCTCTCCAGTCGGTAATCAGCGTTCGACCAAAAGTTGTTAATCTCATGCAGCTTTTCATCGGTCATTACGTCATGGTCTATTTCAACCGTTATCTCCGCCTTCCAGTCATAGTCGATTGTGTATTTTTTAACGTTCGCCATCGCCTTACCCTCTGTCGTTACCCGCTGACGGGCGTAAAAAAGGCCGCCACTGGCAGCCTTAATCAATTTCTTCAATCGTAATTTTGCAAACAATGGCGTACCGCTTAACCGGGTCACCATCTGCGTCCTCTGGGCGTGCATATGAATCGCGTGTCATCAGATAACTGATGATGTCGCTAACCTCTGACATGTCAGGACGCTTCGTAAACAGAGCATCAGCACCAATAATTGCGATTGTCTCTTTCATGCTTCACCTCATGTTATTTGCCCGCTTATGCGGGAGAAATGCTTTGGTGGTGTGGTGGCTGGAGTCGAACCAGCTTCCATCGGTGCGCTGCCGATTGCAGTGCGCGCAGCGTTCCGCTACATGACTAGTATTTTCACAGTCGCCTATCTGCTAGCTCGCCGTTGAGCTTCACCACACCCCAAAACATTACCTGTATTGGTGAGCGCCAACTCCCTGCCAGTGTTGCCTGTTCTCACGCCGTTCTCGCTCTCGCGCGGGGATACTCTCTCACCGACCGGATCGCACCCGGTGATACAGCACGTTTCTCGTGTAAGGGTCTAAACAGGTCATTGACGCTGTAAATCTGCATGTTGTTAAAAAGCAGGCGACTTGCTGTCCGCCGCTGGCTAACTTCGCTCAGCTGTCGATGTTTCGTTTCGATGAGTTGATAATAGCGATGAGTATTGTTTATAGCAATACGTATTGATATTAAATAATAGCAATTGCTATTAATGCATTGATAGCTAAAGGAATTTATTTTGATATTTTTTCGAGTGATTGAGATTCAGATCGTGTTTTTACTGCGGCTGGTATCGCTGTGACGAATGGACTGGCTGCGGGCAATAAAAAACCCAGCACTATGGCTGGGCTTGATTCGTAGCTGGGTTTGTTAACCGTGTTTTCTGTACGTCTGCGGCATGCTGCCAATCACTTTACCGAACACCAGTATCCTGTTCATTTCTTCTTTTTCAATCGGATCCCATGGACGGTAAGTCTTGTTGTCGGAAATGACAAGCAGCTTATCTTTCATCTTCTGCAAGCGTTTCACGTGGGACGTGTCGTCGTATATGAAGGCGTAGATTCCATCACCATCAAAGTGTTGAACACTGATATCGACAAACAGCAAATCGCCTGGCTCAATGGTCCCGGACATGCTATCGCCGCGAACATTAATGATTCTGATCTGCTCAGCCTTTCTGCCATTGAACATCCGGCGAGCATCTTCGACTGAATATTCCACGGATCGTAGCACCTCTACAAACTCGCTATTGATGGCTCCTGGCCCAGCGCTCACGTAAAAGTCTAGCGCTTCAATGCGGAAAGTGTCAGTAGGTCCCGGCTCGGTTTTTGGATGAGAAATTGCGGGCATTTGACCATCGTCACGCATCGGGCCAGCTCCGGTTGAAAGCCACTCAGAGCGAACGCCAAGCGCATTGGCAATCTCAACGATTTTAGTTGAGCCGCGGGCATTGCCACTGGTCAGCCGCCAGATGGTGGGCTGAGCAACGCCAGACGCCTTAGCCAGAGCGCCCTGAGACATGCCAGATAGTTCCATCGCCTGATTCAGGCGTTCTGCAAGAGTTTCTTTTTTCATGAGTTTAAATTTATACGCTTGCGTATTGATGGTCAAAACACGTTTAGCTATTGCCTAAATCAATACGCATTGCTATTATCAATTCACACCAATACTCATAGGAATTGGAATATGACGAACAAAACGATCCAGCGCGCCATTGATATCGCTGGTAGCCAGAAGAAATTAGCCGACCTTTGCGGTGTGGCGCAGCCGACGGTATGGCGCTGGTTGCACGGTGGCGGCATTGATGCCCGCTACGTAATGAAGATTGTCAATGCAACTAACGGCAAGCTCAAACCAGCAGATATCCGTCCAGATCTCGCCCAGCTGCTTGGGGCGAATAACACAGCCGCTTAACGGCGGCCCTAACCACGAAAGGGAAAGCAATGCATTCACTTGCGTATCAACAGAGTACCGGACTTGAACAACGTCCGTTGATTTCGATTTATCAAAGTGTTCCGCGTAATAACCGTAAGCTAACTCGAATACGGGAGGCAGTTAAGGCCTGGCAAAAAGCTACGCCGGGCCAGTCTCAGGTTCACATTTCTCAGCTGGTTGCGAAAGAGTGGCTGGCGCGCGGCGGGAAGGGGTTGTTACTGGCAGGTTCTGAACACAACACGAAGCAGAACTTCTTCCGGATGATTAACGATCCGGGCCCGAAGAACGACAAGGGGTTGATGCTACTGATCCCCGTCATTATCGACGTGATGGCGCGGGATAACGAGAAAGTGGCGAGAGAGTTCGGTCTGGTCGCAAAGACTGAGGCCGAACTGATAGCCGAGGCTATGAAAGAGTGCACTGAAGCGCATCAGGCGAAGTTACTTGGTCAGCCGATACAACGCCTTGAGAAAGAGGTGAGAGAAGCTGCTGAAGCACTGCTGCGCTTCCTGCCAACTGAATCAATCGCTGCGGTGGTGACAAGTCTGGCCGCTATGGCGCCGGGAGTTATGTGATGGGAAGTATCAAAAATGGCGAAAGCCAGTCTGCGTCAACAGAACTGGCCTTCAGATGCAAATCGTGTGCACTCATTGCAGGAGGAATAATGGCAAAAAATCCACGCTATTACCATACCGCTGTACATAAAAACATAACCCGCGACCGCTTCATCCGCTCGGTT